TATACTCATAATCTTTACCAATATCATTCTCATCAACTTTTTTAAGTTGATTTTTTTTCTTAGATACAACATCCTCTGGTGTTGGAATTATTTCAGACTTGATATTTAAAGCCTCATCAATCGGATCATAGTTAGTCATTAGATATCAGTTTGTCTTGTAGGACTATAAGATTTAGAATCAGAGAAGAATGATGTAGTTTCACTAAATCCAAAATCATCATCAGGACCAGCACTTACAGGATCAGGTGTAACAGTATAACGAACTTCACGTTTAGAATTTTTAACATCAGTATTTGTGCTGTAATCAACTTGAACTTTTTTGATAAGTCCAGAGGAAGATTCTGCTACTGGTCCGAATAAGTAAGTTTTTGCCGTAAATCCTAACGTATATATTAATGCCCTGCGAGTTGAAAAATCTCCTTCATAATCGTCCTGAAAGTTAATACTGTCTAATACTATTGGTATATCTCTTTTCTCTCCTATTGATGCAACTAAATCAACTGTAAGATTGAATGAAGGTTGAAAATATGGTAAAATTTGTTCGATGATTTGTAGAGCATCATCGTTCAATTTAGCTAAAATATTCAATTCAAATCCAATGTTATATGGAACAGGCATAAAAACTTTTTTTACATTATTACCATCAGATGCTTTGAATGTTTGAGTAACTCCAGTTTTTCTTGATGAATCATATGAAACATTATTCATTTCGAATGACATACGAGGTAATGTAATACCAACAGGTTTATTTAAATCTGCCTGTTGCTCTAATCTTGCAAGAAATTTTTGTGAAGGACCATATGCTAAAGGAACTTTTAACTCACTGTAAGTATTTCCTGATTTATCATCATGCCGAATACTAATGGCATTAAATAATGTTCCAAAAGAAACGATTGTCTTTCGAATTATTTCATGATAGTAGTAAGTTCCTAACATTAGAATGTACCAAATGGATTATTTTCTGAGAAATCAATAATAGCATCAGCTTCTGTTTCAATTTCATCACCTTTATCATATTTATCAGAGAATTCTGCCGATTCAATGAAATCAAGAGTATAATTAGCAGAAGACGCTGCTCCTACAATTACATCACCTGCTACAAAAGTTCCGTCAGTGGTTCCTAGTTTGAGTGTATTAGTTGTTACATTCCAACTCTTAACTCTTCCCTTTGCTCCAGATATTGAACCAGTAACCAATTCATTAAATTGATATGTCCCGATACCTGTTATAACTGGTGGTGAAGATACTGTAGCAATTCCTGTTCCAGCAGTATATCCAATACCAGCATCAGATATCAGAACTTGTGTAATTGTATTTGCAGCACTTACTAAAACTCTTCCTGTGGCAGTTCCTACACCAGATGTAGGAGTAGTGAAAAATACTGTTGGTGCAGTAGGATATCCACTACCACCATTAGTAGTGACTATTCCAATACCAGCATTATTAGTAACTATCGATGCTGTTGCAGAAGCTCCAACACCATATGATGTTGATCCAATTCCTAAAATTGTTTCAGTCGCACTTGTAATTGTAACGGTTGGAGTTTCAGTATATCCAGCACCAGCATTTGTTAATAATATTTCTTTAACAGAATTTACACCGTTTATCGAAGTTGTGATTGCTACAGCAGTAGCAGTGGTTCCTGCTCCTGTTGGTGGACTGATTGTAACTGTAGGTATTTTATCATAATCATATCCATCATCATTCAAGAATATTTTGCGAATATATCCAGACGTAGTGGTCACTCCTAAAGTTGCAGTAGAACCCACTGATATTAACTTAAGTGAAGTAATATATCCTTGATCCACAAGAACATCATCGATTTCCTCTGTTGTGGTACTAAGTTGATCCCAACCACCCATTTCATCTTCAAGTTCAAAGAGTTCACAACGAAGTTCATAGACATAATTTTTACCTAACTGATAAAAGGGTTTTTCGTGTTCTACAAACTTTATTTCAAATATTCTTTGTCCTAGTGGGAAAAATATCAAATCTCCCTCACTAGGTCTTGTGGCAACTTCTATTTCTCCCTCTGGTAAAGTTTGCAAGAAGGGTGCTATAAAATCTTCAAATCTTTCTTTTGATATTGTAACTATTAATTCATCTTTTAAACTCATACCAAATTTAGTCATGATATCACCAGCACCACCATAACCCTCATATGTGTTTACATATGCCTCTATTGAAAAATTATCACTAAATCTAGATGATTGTATTTCTGTAAAAATATTATCCTTGTTTACAATTCTTCTTGGTAAATATTTTACCTCAACACCATAAATTTTTAACTGTTCATTAACCAAATCCTGAACAAGTCTCTGCTCACTTTGTGATCCTTGTAGAAAAAAGGGATTTAATGCCATATTATTATCCTATAAAATCAAGAGGAGGTAATTCGTATTCGGATATAAGTCTTGATCTGATACTTTCTAACTCTCTTTCTGCATCATCGTATATTTGTCTACCATTTAATTCAAGTCCACCAGGTAATTTGACTCCCTGAAACTTAATTAAATTTTGACCCCATTGTCTTTTTATCAAGGATGTGAGATATAGTTTCAAGAAACTATCATTATAAACCCCAGTAAAATCATCTGGATTTAAAATTCTATCACACTGAATAACCAAAAATGTTCCAACTTCTTGCGCCTTCCAATCAATATCTAAATATAATCTATTTTGTCTTTTGTTAAATCTTATTTGCTTATCAGTGGTTAGTAAAAAATCAATATCTTCAAGATATCTCTTAGTCATAGAGTATTGTAAAAGGTTTACAGAGTTAAAGTAGTAAAGATCATTTAAAAATAACTGATATTTAATACTGAACATTCCACCTGATATTGAACTTGTATCAAATTTAAATATCTTATCTATTCCAACAACTGCATCAGGAACTTGAATGAAGTTAGATGTTTCATAAAAGTTTGAAGTAACAGTCCCTAAACCACTAACATTTGTAGAATTTCCAGTGGTAGTAACAATCCCCACACCAGTAGTATTAGCAGCTTCACCTCTATCAATATCCTCTTGGGTTAACTCATACTTAAGATACATTCTTTCAATACCGTCAAAATGTCTTTCCCCAAATAATTGAAGTGCATCATCCACTAGATCATCTGCCTGATCATCATCCACATTAATTTCTAATACTGGTGCACCTAATTTACGAAAACAGTAATCAATTAATTCTTGTCTACTACTTGGTTTTGCCATCAGAACGAGCCTCCATCGATTAATCCAGCAGTTAATGTTCCAGTCACATCTAATGTACCTACAGTTCCTATACCTGTGATATTTAGATTTCTTCCAGATACTTCATCAAAAATGATATCATCACCTACGAATAAATCACCCCCAACATATAAATCACCAGCAGTTGTTACAATACCAGTAAATGAAGAAACACCAGATACATTAAATTGTTTTGTAAATAATGTATCACCTGTAACTGATGTAATTCCAGCAAGTGTTGAAATACCAGATACATTTAATTGAGTTACAGATGCTATACCACCAATAACATTTATTGCTGTATCTGAAGTCCCACCACCTCCAGAATTACTAGATACAACTTTTACAGCGTCTGTTTGTCCAACTCTTACTTTAAGAGGATTTTGGATAACATTAACTTTAACAGACATTATCTAGTTACTCCCTCTCTAATTAGAACAGAACCTTCGACCACTCTGGTTACTTCTGAACTTAAGGTTTTAGTAATTATAATATCATATACATATCGTCCAGGTTTTGGGACAGCAGACTGAGTTGCTGATAAAGATAATGTTATTTTACCAGTAGATGCATCATTCACTGTGGTGGTAAAATCATGTTTAGTTACACTGCCAGCATGTTTTCTGAATTGTGAAGTAACCGTGAATCCAGACAAATCTAATGGACCTGAATCATCAGATTGTGCTAAATCGAATGTTTGTGTAAAATTAGATCCAGAGTTTATAATTAAATTTGAAACAAATACAGCGGCCATTTATTTACAATAATATTATTCCTAACTATATTTATGACTTATTATCACCCTCCACTAAATTTCTCAATAAAGACTTGATTTCATCTAATTCTTTTCGCAAGTCATTCATCTCTCTCTTTTGTTTTTTACGATTTTCCAAGTATCTTACATGCTGCTCATAACCAATATTGTCACAATTAACAATTGCTCCTGTTCTCTCATCTCTGTATAGATTTGGATGTCCTTCTACTCTTATCATTTAACTGCAATCGATCTGAGTTCTCTGATTCTTGGTGGTTGAGCTTGGTTTGTTCCAGACATAACAATTTTAATTGTAAATCCTACAAACTCAGGTAAGTTATCAACTGTAAATTGATAATCCTTAAATTCATTATTTTTACTTGGGGTCACCACTGTATCAGGTCTACCATCATTTTTAGACTCATCTGTTACAATAAATCCATCACCATCTATTTTTGTAACATTTTTAAAACCAGGAAATAGTTCAAATGCTTGACTTATTTCACTTGAATCTGCTCTTATCAAACTAAACAATACTCTGAAGTCTGATGATGAAGGTCTAAAAGCACTTAATAATACTTTTAGTGAAGTAGCAGGATTATTTAATACAACTGTATTTGATATATATTCTGCTGAATGAGGATCATCGATAATAGAATTTACACGATTATCACTATCATAATTTTCAAGTCCAATTGGATTGTTTAATCGATGATTTATAAATTCAGTTTCAGATCCACTACTTAATTTTACAATTGGTGAGATATTTTCATCATTTGAAGTGAAATTCAAGACCGTGGTAAATGATTTTTCTGATGCCAAATATTGATTTTCATTAACTTTAGAAGCAACTAATCTCACAGATTCTAGTGGATTATAAGAATTAAGTTGCACTGTTTGGAATCCTTTATCAACAAAAGATGATTCTTGACCATCGACACTTGTTCCAGTAGTTGTTCTGATTGATGCCTGTACACCTGTTGTAGCACCATTTAATCCCGTTGGAGTAAGAACATCATATCTAGGAACTATGGCACCGTACAATATGTTCTGAGATGCTTTGACATTAGATCCACCCACAAATGATTCAGTATTAAATGATAATTGTGGAGTATTAGCTGAATCTGTAGATCTATCTTTACCATTGTTTGCTCTATCAAAGGTTACATGATAATGATCG